TTGGTATCAAAAATGAGTCTTGGATTGGTAACTTAATGTGTACCAAAAATCTTTAGGAGATAACTAATGTCATATAATACAATAATTGAACAAGGTTCGTTCACCGTAGCCTCGGGCGTACCTACAAAGACTATTGCCTGTCGAATTGATCCTGACTGGGTTGAGGTATTTAACTATACGGAATATGGCGCAACAAATGCCAATGCCGGTATTAAATATTACTGGCAAAAAGGCATGCCGAATGGCGCAGCTCTAGTTGAGTCGCACAACTCAAGCACAACGATTATTTCAGGGCTGTTCACTGCTGGCGGTATCTATATTTATAATACTGGCACACAAGACCCTGAAGCCGCTAAAGCGCTTTCAGGTACTGAGATCACAAAAGCGGATCCTGCAGTAGCAACATCGACATCACATGGTTATGTGGTTAATGATATTGTACGCGTGTACGGTACAACGGGCATGCTACAAGTTGCTGGTATGGATTTTACCATTACAGCAGCAGACACAAACTCATTCACGCTTGGCTATCTTGACTCAAGTGGATTTGATACAGCAGCTACTGCCGGTTCAGTACGTCGTATTAACGATGTGATGTTCTATCCACGCAATCGATACATCACCAAGTTTAGCGCTACATCCGGTAGCTCAACTGATGTTGATATCGTAACGTCGGTAACACATGGCTATCAAATTGGTCAGGTAGTATTGATTAATATGCCAACTAACTATGGCACGGCACCATCAACATCATTTGATGGTAAATATGGAACAGTTGTTTCTACAACAGCTGCAACAAACACTATGACGGTACGCTTTAGTTCAAATGCAGATGCAAGCTCATTTGTGTTCCCGGTAGCAAGCGCAAGCGGGTTCCAATTTGCTCAGGTATTGCCTTCAGGCGAAAGCATGAAGCAAGCCGTAGCATTAAGTGGACCTATCTTGGGTGATGCTTCCTATAACCAAGCTGCTATTAACTTGGTTCTTGGAACGGGTAACGGTACAATATCAGGCCCTGCGGGTAAGACTGCAGCTGATGTTATGTACTGGAAAGCCGGTCGTTCATTTAGCAATAACTAATAATAGTTAGGGAGGGGTGTAAAACCCCTCCCATATTAAAAAGGGAATTATATGTCAGAAGAAATGTTGACGTCGCAGTCAGAAATTACACCTGTCTCAAAGGGTATCAAAAAAGCAGCTCCGGAAGTTATTAAAAGCAAACGTGAGCTTGCTGAAGAAAAATTATATGAGCTGTGGCAAAAAGACAGCAAGATGGTGCGTGGTATCTTTAGAAACCATGAAATCCCCGGTACGGCTATTACGTTTACTTATCATCGCTATAAATATGACACACCAGAGAAGCATACCTTTATGGATGGTCAAGTATATGAAGTGTCGCGTGGTGTAGCTCGACACATAAACGAAGACTGCAACTATCCGATACACCACTATTTGATGGATGAGAACAATAAACCATCAATGCTTGTGGGTAAAAAAGTACAACGTTTCAGCTTTGTGCCCACTGAATTTGGTGATATTGAACCGAGTGTTAATCTCATGACTGCAGTTCCACTGCAATAAAGGTGTTTTAATGGCTGTTGCGTATACCGATGCTAAACCGACCTTTTGGCCACCAATGCGGGTAATATCAAGTATTACCAATGCAAGCCCTATGGTGGTTACCACAACAATACCCCATCGGTATGGCACCGGTATGATCGCACAGCTGTTAATACCATCTAACTATGGCATGCAACAAGCTAATAAACTTCAAGGTGATATAACGGTTACAAGCACGACTGAGTTTACGATGCCTATTAACTCAACAAACTTTGACGTTTTTATCGTACCTTCTGGTACGATATCAATATATGCTCAAGTGTTACCAACCGGTGAACGAGCCGAACAGGTAACTGAGCCTTTTCGCAATGTATTGCCGTACAAAGGGAGCTAAGCAATGGCCGGAACGACTTTAACTGAAATCCAACAAAAAGTACGACGATTGACGCGTAGTCCATCAGAAACACTTTTAAGTAATGCTGACTTGAATCAGTACATCAACACGGCCGTATTATATGATCTCCCTGAGCACTTACGCTTAAGGGATCTTAAAACTACCGTTACCTGGTACACGCAAGCATATAAAGATGTTTATCTGACTAATGACACGCTATCAACAACTGATCCGCTTTATGACTTTAAAAACAAGTATGTTACCATAGATACCCCGTGTTACATTGCCGGCAATCGTTCTTTCTATACTCAAAGCCGTGATGTATTTTATGGTGCATGGCCACAGACTAATCAGATAGATAACTTTGCTCAAGGCGATGGGACTACAACTGCGTATGGCGGTACGTTAACTAATACTCCGGTCTTATTAAATTCATTCATAGTATCTTCAGTTGATGCTACTAATGCGACAATGACATTCGTAGACAATCCAAATATTCCCCTTGATGGAACCGGTGATATTATTCTTGCTGAGAACAATATTCTTGGCCCGGCGTTTGGTACCATTAATTATATAACCGGCGTATGGTCAGTAGATTTTGCTACTGCACCTGCTGATGAACAGAACATAGTGACACAGTCAGTTGCTTATACACCAACATTGCCAACAGCGTTGCTTTACTACGAAGATAAGTTCATTGTTCGTCCTGTACCTGATGGTGCATACGCTATCAATCTTGAGGCGTATAGACTACCTACTGAGTTGCTCAATAGCGGTGATTCACCTGACTTGAAACAATGGTGGCAATACATAGCCTATCTTGCAGCTAAGAAGATATTTGAAGATCGAATGGACATGGATAGCGTTCAGCAGATTACACCTGAGTTAATTAAACAAGAATCATTAGTTTTGTCACGTACTTATGTACAGAATGCTACACAACGAAATGCAACAATTTACAGTCCACAGCTTGAGAACAGCCCATATTTTGGGTCTTGGGGTTGGTGGAATACACCACTAGGTTGAGGAGATACTATGCCAGGTCCATTTACTTATTATGACACACCGAAAGCAGATCAGAAGATTAATGCGACTCAGCCGTTAATCAGGACAAACTTTTCATCTATTAGCGATGAGTTTTCGATTAATCATGTTGGGTTAGGAGGTGCTTCTGCAGATGCGGGGATGCATAATCTTATCACCATGCCTGTGAATACTACACCAACCGGAGTAGCTTCTTATGCAAATATTTATTATAAACAGCCGAGTTCGGTAGCCGGTGAAGCGGCAACATTAGCAACTAAAGAAGTTTGCATAATGAATGAAACGGGCAAAGGTATACCCATAACTGCAAGTTTGGCTAACGAAAATGGATGGGCATTTTTACCCGGTGGAATTCTATTTAAATGGGGAACCAGAGCCTTAGGCTCAACCCCTGGCTCAACTATCACAATAACATATCCTGTTGGAGCAGGAACAATTCCTGCTTTTACAGCAGTTTATAATGTGCAGGTTTCAGTATTTAATCCTGCTGCCAATACTCCATCGCTTAGAAACGCTGAGGTTGTTTTAGCGCGTCCAGCAGCATTAACAACAACGACTTTCCAGGTTTCTTTAAGCAGAATGGACGGTTCGGCTACATTACAAGATACTTCTATTTATTGGTTTGCCACAGGTAAAGGCTATTAACATGGCACAACAACGCATACTTATTGCTCCCGTTGATGGTGGTATACAAACCAACGTAAAACCATGGTTAATTCCCGACAGAGCTTTTGCTCAACTAACCAATGCTTATTGCTTTAGGGGGCGTATAGTAAAGCGTTTTGGTTCACGTTTCATGAATACAACTGTTCCCGTAATAGAGCAACAACTGTATTCACGGTTGAGGGTAAAGATTGGGACTACGTCTGATCTTGGGGGCGGCATTGGTAATTTTTCAGCTACTGTTCCCGGTGTTATTACTGCCGGAACTATAGGCCAGATGTTCTCTGTTGGTACTTATATATTTACTGTTGATGTTGCAGGAGTTCCCGCAACAATGTTGAAGTATGGGACAGCAACAACAGCTACTTATAATACAACTACCGGTGCAGTTGTTATTAACGGAACTACTGCATTAACCGATGTTTATTTTTATCCGGCAACTCCTGTCATGGGTCTTATTGTTTATGAAAAGGGTGAGATAAATAACTACTCAACGTTTGCCTTTGATACACAGTTTGCCTATCAGCGTGAAGGCGCAGCGGGATTTGAAGGCTGGAATCGTTTAAGCACTGCGACAGTTGCAGGAGCTGCAACATGGACAGGCTCAGACTCACAGTTCTTTTGGGGTGAAACATATCAGGCGGCAGCAGCAAGCAGCCCGTGTCTTTTTGTAACTAACTTTAATGTCGCTGATCGTATGCGTACGTTTGATGTAGTTGCTAATGAGTGGGATTATTTTGAGCCGGTCTATAATAATGCCGGGAAGAAGATTAAAAGCGCACGGATTATTCTCTCATTTAAGAATCGACTGATCTTATTAAACACCTACGAAGAAGTAGGTGTTAATACGCCAAATTTTGTTAACCGTTGTCGTTTCTCTCAAAATGGTTCAGCCCTTGAAGCTGATGCGTGGAATGAACAAAAAGTTGGTAAGGGTGGATACATAGACGCACCGACACAAGATCCGATTATGACTGCACAGATTTTACGTGATCGCCTTATTGTTTTCTGTCTTAATTCAACGTGGGAGCTTGTGTATACTGAGAATCCCGTACTTCCATTGATCTGGCAACAACTCAATACAGAGCTTGGTGCACAATCAACTTTTTCTGAGGTTCCCTTTGATAAGACGGTACTTGGTATTGGTCAAGTAGGTGTACATGAGTGTAACGGTGTCAATGTTAGCCGTATTGATATGGCTATCCCTGATGAAGTATTTACTATTTCTCAGGTTAATGATGGGACCGCTCGAGTCGCAGGGATAAGAGACTATTTTAAGGAACTTGTTTACTGGTCTTATCCGGCATCAACGATACAGGTAGAAAATCAAAATGATATCTACCCAAACCGTATACTCGTCTTCAACTATACCAATCAGACATGGGCACAAAACGATGACTGCTTTACCGCTTTAGGGTATTTTAACCAGCAAACGGCAGCAACATGGGGTTCAATATCAGCTGAGTGGCAAACAATGTCAGCCGCTTGGAACTCGCCAACACTACAAGCCCGCT